ATTGTGGTGATACACCTGTCCCAATACAACACCACCTGCTGCTGCGGCAGTATCATTAGCGAAATCTAATGCTGCGTAGTTAAATACAACCAAGTTTTCCACAAATGTTGCTGTGCTTCTTGTTGCTGTTCTACCAGAACAACCTAACATTACTTGATGTGTTCCACCTGTAATACTATTACTTTCTCCTCCAAGAATAGAATTATAGTTTCCTGAACTAATACTATTACCAATACCACCAAATATACCACCCCACTGACCACCTGATATTGTATGGTTTTTACCATAAATAAACGCACCATCTATACCTTGTATTTGGCATGATTGTCCTAAATTAAATCCAAATGTACCCCATTGTTTGTGTTGTTGACTACCACCATTTCCACTGCCTATTATTAAACCAAAACTCCCGTTCATTTCAAAACTATTATCACCAATACTTAAATTGTAAGAACCTGATGCGTAGTGTCCGCTTCCTATGTGTAATGCGTATGAACCGAATTGTTGACTATCTAAATCATTACCAATAAAAAGTTGTGGTGTATCAGCAACACCATCCACTTTGTTTCTATTACCTATTGCTACAGCATTTTTTACATTAGAACCACTATAATCATTAAAGGTGTTTCCACTACCAATTTGTAATAACGCTTTATCCTCTAATGGTTGAACTACTTTATTTGTTGTTCCAGTAGATATAAATGGACTTGTATATCCACTATACTTAAAGGTTGTTGTTTCACCGCTGTTATTCATTATAAACCATCTTAAATCGGAAGCGGTGCCTGTATAAGAAGGTAGAGTTGATATTAAAACTGACATATTATTTTTGTGTTTTTAATTTTTAATTTTTTTATTTTAAGGTGTTATTGGTGCACAACCATTTATCCAAATATCATTATTATCTTCTGTGGATATAACAACATTATTTTCAGTAGCAAGGGCTCTTATTTTTGTAAGGAAGAATATTACATCTGTTGAAAATATAATATCAACAGGACATATAGTGAATCTACTACCATATTGGATATTTTCACCACCTAATGTATATTGTAAATTACCTTCATAATAATATTCAATATTACAATTCCAAAAAGGTGCTGAACCACTAATAACATTATATCTTATTTCATCAAAATATCCGTATGGTGCTCCAATATCTGCTATTGTCCAATTAGGGTCTAATTGTATTGTAAAGGTATATGTTAAACCTGGATAAGGTATTGGCACATTTCCATAACATCCATAACCAGCATAACTAACCAATGGGTCAGGTAACATTGGAACAGGAGTTCCTTGTGCAATTATTACATTTGTACTACCCGAAACAATATCATTACAAGGAACTTGAGTATTAATATACAATTCTGTTTTCCTTAATGCTGGTGTTTGACTTGGAGTTGGAGTGTTCGTAGGTGTTTGTGTAGGTGTTTTTGTAGGGGTTCTTGTTGGTGTAATACTTGGAGTAACCGTTTGTGTTGGTGTATTTGTAGGCGTTAAAGTTGGCGTACTTGTTAAAGTTGGAGTAATACTTGGTGTAGGTGTAGGTGTAGGTGTTTTGGTAGGTGTTGGCGTAGGTGTTACAGGTAATGGACTTGGTGAAGGTGTTGGTGATGGATTTGGTATGAATTGAGCAATGATATCATCTATGGCTCTTTGTTCACCAAGATAATTACTAAATTGTTTTCTATGAAATACCTTACTCATTTATTATACCTTTTAACTCTTCAATCAATTTATTTATATTAACATCACAATTTGTTTTGAATCTATAAGATTTTTCTTTTGTTATTCTGTCATCATCTTTTGTGAATTTAACCTTCATAATTAAATCACAACTATCCAATTCCAATTCAACACTCACTACCTTATATTCATCAAATGCGATATCATTTATTCTATACATAGATTAGTTCATCGTTGAACCTGATATTGGTGGTATTGGTTCACACCAATCAATTAAAGGCATTGATTTAATCCAATCGTGTTGTGGATAAATTGAATTATCAACCTCTTGTGTTGATATAACCCAATTTACATTACAATCTAATACAGGATTAAAATACCAGTCTGGTTGAACTAATTCACCAACTAAACTATTTTTTTCGTCATCTGTTAATAATACTACTTTCATAATTCTTAATATGTGTTTCTGTTTAATGATGTCATAAATGTATTTATGATTGTTGATAATGTAGATGCTTCTGTATCACTTAACGCAAATCCCGTAATAACAAATCCAATCGTGTTATTTGAATAGAATTCTTGACCAGGGTCATTACCAGGATTTTGTGCTAATATGTATGGGGCATAATTATTTAATGCGTCATTATTTGTGTTTGTGTTAGTTCCAATTGAAGAACCATTTTTATACAATTCTCGGTCAGTACTTGCTCTACGAACCCCAAGCAATAAACCCCTTGCGTTTGCTGTCGTAACAGTTATTCTTGTGGCACCTGCGGCGTATGGTGAATCAAATATTGCTGAACCACTACTTCTCCTTGCTGCCAAATCATACATACCAGTATCTGCCAGGGTGCTGGTGTGGGAACCAAAATCATAAGTATTACTTCCACCACCATCAACGGTTACATATATTCCGTAGTGTATGTCGTTTTGTGAATAACCTGATGAAGAATTAAATTGGAAGTTTGTATTACCATAACCATTTACACCATTACCTGTTGCTCCTGATACTCCGTGAGTAACTCCACCAACCCAAGTGATTGTTTTAACACCTGTTGTTTTACCCATAACTGCGTGTGAACTGGCGGTTCCACCAATCATAGGATACATAGTAATAACTTTATCCCATAATGAATTAGATACTAATGAAGTAAATAAGGTTGTTGTTGCTGCTGATATTGTTGGACTTAAAGTTCCACCTGCGGTAACAACAGCATTAAGATAAGTTCTTGCTTCTGTTGTTCCTGATGGAATTGGACTTGAACTTGGTGTAGGTGTAGGTGTTAAACTACTTGTAGGCGTATTAGTAGGTGTCTGTGTGTTGGTTGGTGTCTGCGTATTTGTAGGTGTCTGTGTATTAGTTGGCGTCTGTGTATTAGTTGGCGTCTGTGTATTCGTTGGTGTAGGTGTTAAAGTACTTGTTGGGGTAACCGTATTGGTTGGGGTGACACTTGGTGTCGGCGTGATTGTTGTTGTCGGTGTTGGTGTTGGACTAACCGCTGGTCCACCTGAAGGTTCAGGGACATTCATAACAACAGCACCAACCCATACATTACCAGGTTGTCTTGAACCTGGTGGATATAACATATCATTGATTTTCGGTTGTCTTCTTGGTGCTTGGTATGGTCGTAATTTCATATATGATAAATATAATATCGGCTTATGAAAATGGGGAGTGTTTAACCCCCCATATTTCAAGGTTTTAATTAAGATTGGAATGTGAATCCACCTGCAGTAAATACTGCTTGGATAGTAGTTGATACTGCTACCTGTCTGATTGAGGTTGGTTCCCCACCAGTCATTGTAATTGCTGTTGCTCCGTTCAAGTCGGTGTAAGCCTGACCTGTGTTCAAAGAACCTGCAGTAACTAATAGACCATTGTCTAATCCAACTAACCAATAGTTGTTGTTGTTGTCTTCAATCAACGCTGTGATTGAATTTTGACTTGCCAAATCTACAAATGTATCTCTTAAAGATGTTTGTAATTTAGGTAAGTTTATCACGATTTCTGGTTGGAATGTGATACTTTGACTTGTTGTATTGATTCCAAGTGTTTCACTCAAAGAACCTGCTTGTTTTGGTAATTGGAATTTGAACCAAGTTCCTGTTCCACCAATTGCAGATACTTCTGAATTAGTAACAGTATAACCTGAAATTGTATTTCCTGAACCTCCAAGCAACCAAGCGGTTTTGATTCCGCCAGAGGAGTTCGTTCTGCAATCAAGAGTATAGCCAGAATTTAAATAACATGCTGCCATAATTTTATTATTTTAGTTTTTTTTTGATTTATTTATGTGTTGTTTGGTTGCTCTAATTGAACAACCAAACAGACACTAATGATTATTTACAAACGCAGAAAGACGCTACATCAAACACACCCAATCCATAGGTAACACCTGCTTGGATTTTCACTATGTTTTCAAACGGGTCGTAGATACTACGAACAGTCATGATTTCTGAATTCATTCCAAACATGTAGTAAGATGCAGGACCTGCGTAGTATGCAGAAATACCATCCAAACCTACAGTTGGGATAACCTTAACATTCGTAGCAGGTAGCATCAATGACCACTCGGCACCTTCAGCGGCACCTGCAGAATCCAATGTGAATAAATTCACAAAACTACTGTTCCTCATGGAACTTACGAGACCCCTATAGTTAGCGTATGAGGTGTAAATAACCAAGTCATCCAAATGTAATACATTTGAAGGAATGCTTTCGTAGATTCGTGTAAAGACATCAAGACCATTTGAAGATGTTGCTGCTGAATAAGCGATTTGAGTTGCACCATTACCTGATGTAATCAACGCTCCAACACCATTGAAACATGCGTTTCCGTAAGTTCCACCTGATGCAGTTGTGTTATTCCACAATTGTTTTTCAACTTGGTTAGCAATTCTGTTTGA